GTAAATGTTCTGCGAGTCTTGCCGCTTCAAAATCGTGAAGACGCTGCTATGGAAGTTGCTGTCAGGCACCGTTCCATTAACCACAGTCATCACACCTTCTTGAACCTCTTGCTCAGAAGCTGACTTGTAATACGAAACGTCGTACTGGCCATCAGCCAAGTCGCTAACGGAAGTCACTGCGCCTGTAGAGCTAATCGTTCCGTTATTAGCAACGCTGTACGGGCTAGAGGTTGTGGTCACTTTGATGAAGTCGCCCGCTCCAAGGTCCAAGCCATGCACGGTCGTTGAGAACTTGACCGTATGCGTAATCAGCTTGCGAAGCAGCAGGAAGTAACGGGCAACTAGCTGAGCGTGCTCACTGCTGGTGCAGAACTGCGTCAGGTCAAAAGTCTCAAGCGGTAAATCCTCTTGACCCTTGAGTCGAACCTCGATTGAACGTTCTTCAGGCAGCTTGTTTTGACGCTCTTTGCGGTAACGCACCACTGCCTTAAACGGTTGGCGCTCCTCTGCAGCCAAATACTCCAGCTGGAACGTGTCTTCCAGGATGTTGCCGTCAGTAAACAGCTGCTTGATCGGCACCGCACCAGTAGAAATCGTGCCGTCAGAGTTGACTGGTACAGCAGGCTTGATACTGAACTTGCCGTTGCTGATCAGAAAGTTGCACAAGAAGTTAGGAGCAAGCTGACTGATCAAGCCTCTGATGTTGGAGCGGTCAGCAATGGCACCATTGAAGAAGAGGTTGTTGGCACGCAAGAACTTGGAGGTCTCCTGCAGGTCAGCAACGTTAAGCAGGCTCGGGTTGTCTTCAGTCATCTTCAACAGATGGCCCGCTCCAGCAACGTCGTCAGTCAACAAGAAGTGGACAAGATCCGTAAACAGGTTGCTTGGTCCATCTTCTTGGTTGTAAGTGGCGCTGGAGCTGTCGGACTCGTAGGTTGTCTTGTCTGGGTGAAGTCGCTTGACGTGGATACCTTTTGACAGCCAAACACGCAGCTGATCAAGCTGGTTGAAATTACGGCTTGCCTTGATGACCAAGCCAGCTGTAGTCATGCGGTCATAATCAGGCACTCCGTCGTTTCTAGAAATCTCATTGACATAAACGATCTGATGCTCAGGTCCGTTTTGATTGGACTTCTCCACATAATCTCGATAGAAGCTGATGTCAGCCGTTTGGCTCTGACCTTCAAAAATTCGCTCTGCAGTTTGAACGACAGGTGTTGGAGCAGCTGTCTCCGCTAATTCTTTGACCTGCCAACGCTGTCCAACGTCCCGCCCCCTTGTAAAAGGATTCTCTCCATCGTGCGAAGGCAGGTCATCAACAGTCTCGTCAAGACTGAAACCAGTGCTTGTATTTACTGAGTCAACATCAATCTTTTTGATTGCCCATCCTTTAGTCTCGGCAGACCAGTGATCGTCAAGTGATACAACTTCTGCTTGCAAATCAAAAACTAGATTTTTAGAACCAGAAGCAATCGTTCTATTTACAGTTCGCGTTTCGCCAAGTCCATAAGAATTGGCATGACCAAAGACTTCGTAGTAATACCCCTGAGTGCGACCTTGAAAACCTTCAAATCGTTGGACCTCAGTAATCCGAAACTTGAAGCCTGAGAAGGTCATCACATCAGACCCGCTTCTTGTAAACGGATTGCTTGATGGATAATTAGAAGAATCGCCACCTTCAACGTTCGTTCCCCCCTGCCCCCTCTTCACAGTGACAACTTCGTTTACAGAGAAGTTGCCTGAACTTTTTACAATGCTGCGCTCTCTAATCGCCCAAGCTTTTGTAGTTGCATTCTGGGCTGCTGTTCTAGCGTGGTGATTGTCGGGAAGATCAATTTTTTCAAACTTATACCGGAACTGAATCCAACGGTCCGTTCCAAAATACTCTTTGAATTCAACCACAACTTCGTTCTGGCCAAAGTTTTCTGGCTTGCCTGAGTCTCCGTAAATATCAGTCATGATGTCGTAGGAGAACGCGCCGTCTTTGCCGCCTGTAGGCACGTTCCAGCTTGATGTGGCTACGCGAAAATCTTCTCCGTCTTCCGTTCCATTGACTGCTCTGTTTTCAGCAGGCAACGCATCTGAAGGCAAAGACTTAAACGCAGTAACAACGCTTGGTTTTGTTCCAATGCTTGTCGCGCCGCCACTTTCAGTTGCTTTTGTCGAAAACTCTTTGTTACGTTTTAGCTTAGAAAGTTTGATTGCAGCAGGTTGAGTGTTTCTATCTTTACCTGCAGCTGTAATGACAAAGCGTCCATATTTAGTTGTATCAACCTGGCGAGTCACAGTTGAAAACTGTGCAGTAGCGGCTGCTGTCAACTGAATAACGTCAGTCGAATCATCTAGTTCTCGAAGCTCTGCTCCTGGAACAGGGACAAACTTGAATTCATACTCACTCGGATCTCGCTCAACGGGATGTTGGAATCGAATAAAGCTGTACTGATCAACAGGTTTTGAACCTGTTACTGCAAACAAAGGAGCTAAACGCTCGTACTCAAACTCCGCACCACTCGGGTCAACCCCTGCGCGTCGTACAAATACAGCAAAACAAGAAGTCCTCTCGATCGTTGAGTTGATTACACCACCAGCAATCTGCACTCTGTCTTGGTCAAGCTGTTGCAACCTTTCTGGAGAGGGAAAAACAGTAAAATTAGACAGGCCATTCAACGTTTGAAAGACCCGACTTTTGATTCCAATTTCAGTCACGTCAGCTGGCCGGTTGTTCCGCACTACTGCTTTTGTGTACTTAGTAAGCGGGAAAAATCCTGCGCCAACTCCGTTGCCATCTTCTATGTAACCATCGGTAGGAGCAACAACCTTGACCGGATGGACTAGGCCAATTTTTTTAGTCTCTGACTCGCTGGTGTCAATGCACTTAAGAGTGATGGTTTGGT